TGGCACCGGCATCGGCGGTTACACGCAGAGCGGCAACTACGTTGACGAGCATGGCAATATCTCGGCGATGGGTACATGGTCGGCGATGGAAGACCTTGCTGAAGCATGGGGTGTTACAGTCAATGACGCACAGGATGCACTAGCATCAGCGAGAAGCGGTGAGTCGAATCTGGAGTCGGCTCTTTCGGACGCACCCGTGGCCGCTCCTCAACCTTTACCAGCCGCTCCCCAGGTTTCTGAAGACGGCTCTGTTGGAGGTTCTTTAGATGGCTCTGAAGACTGGGGCGGTGCTTATGATAGCGGTGCTGACGGTTACTTATAGAATTGACGGTGGGGACTCCAGCAACAGTGCGGGTGACTCACAAGGCGGTGAAAGTGGCATCGGTTCTGGTTCATTCGATGATGGTGGTCAGGATGCTAGTGGTTATGGCGGTTTCGGATTTTAATTTAAAGATTGGTAATCACTGATGTCTGGACTGCTTGATCTGTTTGATCCCAACGTGCGACGTTTGGGACTGCTGCCGTATCCACAAGGGTCTTTGTCGGGGCAGAAAGGTCCGGTCGAGTGGAGTAATTGGGTTGCGCCTCAATTAGCTGTGGACATGGCAAAGGCGATAGACCTGCCGGGGCGAGCTTGGCGCGGCGAACAAATAAGCCCAGACGATGTGACAAAGATGGCAATGGACACGATGGGCGGCAGTGGTCTGTTAAGCCGCGCAATCCCAACCGGCGACGTGGGCGGCTTGTTGGGTATTAATATATTTCACGGTGGTCCCCACAGATGGTCACCAGAGCCAGGGTTCCCAGAGGGCCGTCCACGTCTAGACAAGATGGGAACCGGCGAGGGCGTACAGGCATATGGGCATGGGTTCTATGGTGCGGAAGCGCCGGGGGTGGGGACTGACTACAAGGTGCGTTTAGCAGATCGAACAGGCAATCAAACGCTTGAGGATAACACAAAAATCCCTAGTTGGGTTGCCAACAAAGTAAACGCAGGGCAAGCCGACGAAGTGCGTCAGGATTTTTTAGGTAGGATTGCAGAAGCGGAGCGCAAAGTTGCCGCTAAAGAGGGTCAGTATTGGCTTGAAGAATCAAAAATAAAAGGTCTGCAAGAAGTTGTTTCGGCTATTGATAAAATGCGAGGCGGTCAAACAGCGTCGGGCGGCACTCTCTACAAGCTCGACATCCCCGACGCCGACGCCGCCAAATTTTTAGATTATGACGCGCCGTTAAGTCAGCAACCTAAAGAAATTCGTGACAAATTTTCGGAAGCAATGTTAGGCGATTTACAAGACCCGCTGTTAAAAGAATTATTTTCAGGCGGTAATGTTCCAAATGAATATTTAGGTTTACTTCCAAAAAGCACTGGCGCACAGGCTTATCGAACTCTTGCAGATAAATTAGGTTCCGAAGAGGCCGCATCCGAAGCTCTCCGCAAAGCTGGCATCCCCGGTCTCAAGTATAGAGATCAGATGAGTCGATATGATCCAGACATATTGCCCGACAATATGATTGCTAACGAGGCGCGTAAGTGGTTAGGCCAATCTGACGGTGACTCTGAGAAAGCTATGAAGTTATTTAAGGATTCTAATCCAAGGGAGCTTTATGCTGATAGAGAGATTAACGAAATAGAAAAAGTTATTAGCACCGTTGGTCGGAAAATTACCCGCAATTACGTCACCTGGGATCAAGATGTCCTAGACCGCGCCAAAATTTTAGAACGCGACGGTAAGCCAACAGGCTTGTTGGGGAACTAATATGGCGGGCTTGCTTGATAATTACCTTGCCAATTCAATAGCAGCATTACGCCGTGCGCCCAGTGGCTTACTGGGTGCGGTTACACGACATTCCCCCGATAGGATAGCGCGGGGGCTGCTGGGGCCAGCGTATGATCCTGCTGTGGCGATTCCGAATTATTTAGGTCCGGGCGCTGATGTCAAAATGATGGTTGAGGACGCGACTCAAGTTATCCCGGCGGTTAGGCGTGGAGATTACGCCGACGCTTTAAGCAGTCTGGGCATGGCCGGTGCCGCAATTCCGTTTATGGCAGTGCCTGGGACAGTGAAGACTTGGGATTGGACTAGTATTCGTCCTTGGCACAAGGGTCCAAAATTTACTGCTGAACAAGCTGAAGATATTATAAATTCTCGGAATAAGACTAGGCGAAACTGGGGGGCTGAAAGAAAGCAGTTCTGGAAAGATAATATAGACGATTACAAGACTTTAGTCCGTGTTAGGGGTGAGGCTAATCCACAGAAACGTGAATCCGCTTTACGACTTAAGCAGCTTGACGCCGTGCGCCACAATCTTGAAAAATGGGATCACCATCAAAGTGACCCGCTATTAAAGGCTGCACGGGTTCGCTCATTTCGTGCCGAGGCGCGGAGAAAAGCATCCCCGATATTAGAAATAGATAAAAGTGGTCTGTGGAACAAGTCATTTAAAAATGAAATAGCGCGTGAAGCTGAACATCAATTTGGTTGGAGGGATTTTCTTTCTGTCGTGAACCGCGCCAATATGGAAGCGGTGCCGCGTCAACTGAAAAAAGAGGGCTGGAAAATGCGTCATGCATCGAAGGCCAAATCAGGAAAAAAATCCAGCCGTTATTTGGTTTCGCCGGATGGTGAATTTGAGGTTCGGCTATCTGATCATTATCTGCCTGATAAGCCGGAACGGGCTTACAACCAGGCTCAATTTGGGACGCGCTGGGATGACGAAATCGTTCTAAGCGGGAATGAAAACCCGCAGGATGTTATCGACCAGATTAAAGAATTATGGAAAGAGTGGCTGGATTAGACCGGCTCCACCAAAATTAACAAGATGGTAAAAATGAACGATTCTGATTTTCACTCACTTGTTCGCAATGAGATCGAACAAGCGGTAAATTTTCACGACAGTGAATATGCCGCAGACCGCATTGAGGCGTTGGATTATTATTTGGGCAATCCGTTGGGCAACGAGATCGACGGGCGTTCAAAGCTGGTGCAAACAGAAGTCAGCGACGTAATTGAATCGATCAAGCCGTCGCTGCTGAAAATATTCACGGCGACGGATGACTTTGTCAAATTTGAGCCGCGTGGGCCGGAGGATGTAGAGGCCGCAAAACAGGCGACTGAATATGTCAACTATATTCTGAATGCCGACAATGAGGGTTTCACGATTCTGGCGAACTGGTTTACCGATGCTCTGCTTTTCAAAATGGGCGTGGTCAAACACGTCTTCGATGAGAGCAAAGCGGTTGCCGAAGATGTTTATGAAGGTTTGACCGGAGATGAACTGACGCTGCTGTTGTCCGATGATGAAGTCGATGTTGTCGAACAAGAGGAAGTTGAATATGGCGAAGAAGTTATCTCGCAGGACGGCTCGATTACGCCGCCGCCAATTGTCTACAACGTCCGCGTCCGCAAAACTCATCGAGACGGTCGAATCAGAATCGAAAACGTCCCGCCGGAAGAATTTCTCTTCAACCAAAAAGCCAAAAGTCTAGATGATTGTCGGTTTGTTGCACACCGCACAACGATGACGGTCAGCGATCTGGTTTCTCTGGGCTATGACCGAAATGTTGTTGAAAGCCATGTCGGCGCGTCTGAACTCGACATGCTCAACGAAAAGCAACAGCGTTTTGAGACTTTGGAGAGCAGCGCCGAGAATACAACCAGTGATATTAGTCAGCGTGATGTGCTGGTAACAGAGGCTTATATTAAGGCCGATTATGATGATGACGGCATATCCGAAATCCGCCGCGTTGTCGCTTTAGGCTCAAGCTATGAGGTCGTCGATAACGAGTCGTACCACATGATGCCGTTTTCTGTGATCTCTCCGATCTTGATGCCGCACCGCATGGTCGGGCGATCCATCGCCGAAATGTTGATTGATCTGCAACAGTCGAAAACTGCAATTGTTCGGCAGCTTCACGACAATATCTATTTTCAGAATAATGCCAGGGTTGGGGCAGTCGAGGGTCAGGTTAATCTCGATGATTTGATGTCCAATCGTCCAGGCGGAATTGTTCGCATGAGAGCGCCGGGAATGGTTCAGCCACTGGTGCCGCCGCCGGTTGCCGACTCTGCATTTCCGTTACTGGCCTACATGGATCAAGTGCGCGAGATGCGTACCGGCATTTCGAAGGCTTCGCTTGGCCTCGATCCAGACGCGCTACAATCCGCGACCGCTTCTGCCGTCAGCGCGACAGTAAGCGCAGCGCAAAGCAAGATTGAAATGATTGCGCGGACGTTTGCGGAGACGGGCGTTAAGCGTCTGATGAAATGCATCTTGCAGCTAGTGCAAAAGCATCAACAACAGCCGCGAATTATCAGACTGCGAAACAAGTTCGTAACGATGGACCCGGCTGCCTGGGAAAATGAATTTGACATCATCGTCAATGTTGGCCTGGGCAATAGCGATCAGGCGCAACGCGCAGCCGCGCTTGCACAGATTGCGTCGAAACAAGAACAGATTTTATTGCAAATGGGCATTGATAATCCTCTCTGTTCGCTGGCTCAATATCGCAACACCCTGGTCAAGATGCTGGAGTCGTCTGGGTTTAAAAACGGCGGTGATTTCTTCCTCGACCCGGCCAACCTACCGCCAGACGTGCAGCAACGATTCCAACAGAAGATGGCGCAAGCCGGTCAGGGTGACAACGCTGTCGAGCGCATGAAGGTCGAAGCTGAGATTGCTCTGGCTAGAGAAAAAATGATGGCTGAGCTTCAATTGAAGCGCGAGGAGTTGGAAATGAAAATGGCAATCCGCAAGCAGGAAATGGAATTTGAGGCGCAGCTTAGAGGTCTTGAAGCGGCCACCGGCGCAAATATCAGCACCAACATTCCGAGGGTATGATGCACGATTTAGAGGATGAAGTTGCCAAGGGTAACAAAGCCGCCGAGGTTGTGCGGAATGAAGAATTTCAAAACGCCTTTGAGGCGTTGGAAGAATATTATTTAGAGCAATGGAAGCGCTCCGAGCCGGAAGATGTGGCATTACGCGAGCGCTTATACATTGCCGCTGGCACACTGCACCACATCAGGTTGCATCTAGAATCTTTGATGATGACGGGCAAGATGGCTAGCGAACAAATTGAAGCGGGGA